CCGATAATGTGAATGGCAGGGCTTTCCATATTGTTAATACAGTGCCAAGTAACAGTGGTACTGTTAGTGTTACTCAAGCAATTGATGAAGCAACAACAAGTACCAAGAACTTTATTCGAAATCGCTTGACTTCAGTAGAGATTGAAGCTGCGGTCGCCACGGATAAAATCGCTAGTATTTTTGGAGGTTCTCATGGTAGTATCAGTGCCATTGATATTGCTAATGATACACTTACATCAAATGGAATCCACAATTTAAAAACTGGAGATCAAGTATTCATAACAGGTGGAACTGGTAATACTTCCTTAAACGGTACTCATCACTTTGTTCGAGTAGGAGATGAAAGCAACTCATATAACGGTACTGGCAGTCCGACAACTAAGTTTACATTGTTTGATACAAAAGCTAATGCTGAAGACACCACCAGCACTACTGGTAAAGTAACAATTGCATCAGGAGCTTACGATGCTAACACTTACAAGTTTGGAAATGGTAAGTATTCTCTTGTACTAACAGGCGGAAGCTTTACTATTGCTAATGGTATTACCTTCCTTGTACCGGAAGAACTAGGCGCAATTAACAAGCCTCTTGAGCACGTAACAGGTGTTCGAAGTGCAACCGGAAATGCAACTTGTTATCTAACTCTTGAAGATGGTGATATAACCAGCGGTACTTCTCGACAGTTCTTTAATAACTTGGTAAGCACTAGCGCTATGAGTAAAGTTGTAAACAAGTTTAAAGTTACAATGTTTGTTGGAGGAAAAGCTGCTGCAGAAAATAATACAGACCCTGCACTAGAAGTTAAATTCCCCACTGCTCATATCGAGGTGCCTTCGCACCAAATTGAAGATGTAATTTCTTTGGAAACAAACTTCCAAGCACTACCTACAGACTTTGGTACTGCGGACGAAATTACACACATCAAGTATTATCCTGTAGATACATACTCTTAAACTCCAAAGGGGCTTCGGCCCCTTTTCTCTTTTAACACCCAAAAAATAATTCTTGACATTTTTTATGTTTTGAATTATACTATCTGTATCAAATCAATTATAAAAAGGATTTAAAAATGCCTGAAGAAAAAAGTGCACCAATTTCATTAGCGAGTCTTATGACTCCGAGTAAGACAGTAAGTATTGATTATCCTGGCTACGACGGTTTCAAAGTTGACTTGTGCCATCTTGCAAGAGAAGAACTTTTAAATCTTCGAAAGCGTTGTCTAAGTACAAAATTTGATAGAAAAACAAGACAGCCTGTAGAAAACTTAGATGAAGAAAAGTTTGTCACTGAGTTTTCTGCTGCCAGCATAAAGAACTGGAAGGGATTAACTCTTG